CTTGCCTTTACGGTCAAGGAGCTGAAGGCACTTTGCCACAACGTCCGCGGGTCTGCTCTGCACTCCAAGAGGTGGAAGAACGTACCGTGCAACATCCGCAAAGATGTTGTCGATACGCTCTGCCGCCTGGCAGTACGCAGACCTGAGGATGGTTTCGCTTTCACTCGGCTCTCGAGGTCTTTGCCTGAGCCTCCCGCAAGGGAGTGCGTCAGACACCTTCAGAGTGCTAAGCTTATTGCGAGCACACCGTTTCCCACATCGGTTTCCACTTTGGATTCTCTTCGGAGCTTCGTTGCCCTTACGCCCGGCGTAAGCGGTAACGGAGTCCTCCGTCATCCAAAGCGGCTTCCCTCTTCCAGTTCTTCCTGTCTCGAGTGGCCTGCCACTCGAGGCGGGATCGACGGCTATTTGGAACACCTTGGTCACATGTGTGAGGAGTCTGGGGCAACCCAGGCCTCCTTTCACGCTTACGCTGGGGACTCCCTCGGCGCTTTCTGTCTCAAGAAGGCGTCGACGGTCCTGCGGCCATGTACTTCGGTGTCTGCAGATTTGAGGGAATCTTATCGCTGCGCGGGGTTGCTGTATCTCAGGTCTCAGGGGAAACCCTTTGGCATGAAGGCAACCGCACTCAGAGCTTCCGGTTACAAAGTGCGGGTGGTCGGCGTACCCGATTGCTTGACCTTTGTAGAAGGAAGCTGGACTCGCTCGTCTCTGCGCTGGTTGGCTCCTGGCCACTGGCGTATAGACGGCGAGTCCCATAAGATTCCCAACGGTATGCATCAGAAGAGTGGGCGGAGGTTCGCTTCCTTGGACTTGTCCAAGGCGACGGACGGCCTGTCCCACGCTGCTGTCCGTGTAGTCGTCGAAGGGCTCGCTGCACGAGGCTTGATCCGTCCTGCGGATCTTACCATGTCTCTGCGGTCCCTTGGATTGGAAAAAGGAGCGACCTGGAGCTTCCCCGACCTTGGCGACAAGATCGGGGAAGGGTCGTTCCTTAGAGGGAGTCCGATGGGCACACCTCTTTCCTTCGTGGTACTCTCTTGGGTAAACGCCTGGGCCACCAGTGCGTTTGAGCGTTCGCTCACTCACGGCGACGACGCGGTCGGCCGCTTCCGTCCGGTACCTCACCCTCGGGTGAGTGCATTGGACGTTTACGGTCTCCGCGTAGCCTCCGTAGGCGCGTCGCTGAACAAGTCCAAGACCTTTCTCGCCAACCACTCGTGGACGGCTTGCGAGATCTTGGCCTTGCCAAGAGAGTACGGGGAGGATGGAATGACTCTCTTCTATCCCCCCTCCATTCCTCCACCGGTCCTTCGGGCACCGGTGGAGGCGGACCAAAGGCTCGAGAACCTTTGGTTGCGCCGAATGGAGAGGGTTGTGAAGGGACGCTTCCCGTGGATCGTAAAGGATCCCCGCCTGCACCTTCCGGTACAGGTGGGTGGCCTTGGATACACGGGTCGCGGTCTTGCTGTTGGGGTCTCCGTTCGACAACGCCTTGGTGCCCTGGTCTCCAGGGGGCCAAGTGCCGTTATCGCTCAGGACCTTATTGGCAAGAAGCCATTCCGTGAGGTGGGCCTCTTCCCGCGTGTTCTCGTACGTCAGGTGCACGCTACCTCCTACTGGAAAGCTGTTCGGGCAACCGAACAGTGGTTCCAGGGTAGCGGTGACACCCCTGTGCCTCTTGAATCCTTGTTGTCCTTCAAGTCCTGCCTCATCGAAGATGAGATAAGGCTCTCTGAAGGAGACAAGTTCAAGAGGAAGAGAATTGCGGGGAGACCGGACAGGACAAGTAGGTCTGCGGTTTTCCGGCGGTTGGGAGTGGCCCCTTGTCGACCTCTTTCGAGGCGATGGGGGTGTTCCGCGCTCATCCGCTGGGCTAAGCTCTCTCGCGAGAGCTTGGTAACCGTAGACCAAGACATAGCCTCTGAGATTCGGGAAAGAATCCCAGATCCCTCGTAGCCCTCTCAGGGCGGCAAGGGAATGGAGGCCAC